GAACTGAAATCGAACTTGAGGTCAACGCCCTTGCACCACAGGACAGACAGATTCTTTTCGGTCAGTTGTATGAGAATGGTTTCCTCGTAAAGACGGCAGACGACAAAGCACCGGAGGTCGCTGTCGGATGGAGAGAAAGAAAACTCAACGGAAAGTATGATTTCAAATGGTTATACGCCGGAAAGTTTGCAGAGGGCATCAGTGAGGAGGCAAGCACAAAAGAGGGCAAATTGTCTCCGACAACAAAGAGCATCAAGGGTTCATTCTATGAGAGAAGTCTTGACAATGCATATGAGATTTCTGTTGATGAATCAAACCTTGTAACAGAAGATACAAAGGCAGCAGAGGCAATCAAGAATTGGTTCAGCAAAGTGCAGGAGAAAAACGGCGGTTTAGGCTAATAAGAGAATATATAACAGGAGGATAAATCATGAAAAGAAAAATTATAGTCAATAACAAAGAGTTTACAATGCCGAAAATGTCAATCGACACATACACGGAATATCTCGAACTTGCAGAGGTTATCGACGCAAAACAGAGATATTCAAAGCAGGACATTGAGGCGATGGGTCTTTTTATCTGCAAAGCATACGGAGACCAGTTCACCGTTGAGGAATTAAAGAATCCGGAGACCGGACTTGATGCAGCAGGTTTGATTCTTGAGTTCCAGTTCATCGACATGGGAATCGCCGACGACCTCACCAAACGTATGGAGAAGATAGAGAAAAATTTTCAGAGTGGCAAGTGATACCGGAAATCGAGGTCACTTGCAGAGGTGAGAGACTTTTCATCAATTCCGTAACGGTAGAACAGTATAAAAAATACATCAGTCTCATGGAAAAGAATGACACGGAGAAATTCTCCGGAGTGATGTTTTTTAACAAAAAGATAATGCAGGAGATGTTCGGGAATGAATTGTCGCTTGCAGCAGTTGGGGAGATTGATGCAGTTGAATTTCTGACGGCAATCAAGACGGTTCATTTCATCATGCAGAACATTGTTGCAGAGAAGATGTTGAGCATTGTCGAGGTTGAACAGGTAGAAAAAGAGGCATCCGCATTCGATGACTATGACCGTGAAAACGGATATGAGGACGAGGATGAACAACCGGAGGAAAATCAATGGAAAGTCTGCGGGGAAATTGTTGACCGTGTTGTGAAAATTGCGATTCGGCTATTGAAAAACTCATACAGTCAATGCATGAAAGAGAACATTGTCACGTTGTTGGACTACTTAAAATTTGAATTAGATACAATCAACGAAAATCAGTAAGAGAGGAGGCGACCGAATGGCTTATACAAGCGTCAAAATATCGGCAGATTCGAGCAGTTATCAATCACAAATGAAATCGGCAGCATCGCAGATGAAAGTCTTGTCTGCGGAATATACGACGGCAGCGACGAAAGCAAAGTTGTTCGGGTCAGAAACAGACAGCCTCAAGGCAAAAGCCGAATCGCTCACTCAAAAAATCACGGTGCAAAAGAACATCGTGCAGTTGAACAGTGAGCAGCAGGAGAAGTTGACAAAGAAACTGTCAGACCAAAAGACAAAGCAGGAGGAACTCAAAACAAAGATTGATGCTGCGAAAGAGGCTTATGAGAAATCAACGGCAGAGACCGGAAAGAACTCCGAGCAGTCAAAAGCACTCAAGGATGAACTCGACAAGTTAGAGAAAGAGTTCACCGCAAATGAGACAGCAATCGGAAAGACAGAGACCGCACTTGCAAATCAGACGGTAAAGACGGAAAAGTCAAAGACTGCCCTCATGAACATGGAGGCAGAACTGAAAAATGTTAATGACCAGTTAAAAGATAATAAACTTGAAAAATTTGCGACCGCTTGCGATACAGCGGGAACAAAGATGGATAGTTTCGGAAAGAAAATGTCAGTTGTCTCTGCCGGAATTGCGGGTATTGGTGCAGCATCAATCAAAGCATTCACGGAACTCGACGAGGGTTATGACACCATAGTGACAAAGACCGGAGCAACCGGAGAGGCACTTGAGGGATTGACAAAGTCTGCGGATAATGTTTTCGGAACAATGCCGGAGGATATGTCAACGGTAGGAGAGGCAATCGGAGAAGTCAACACAAGATTCCATACAACCGGAACGGAACTTGAAAAGACCTCTAAACAGTTCATACAGTTTGCAACAATCAACGGAACAAACGTCACACAGTCAGTTGACCAAGTTGACAAAATCATGAAAGCGTGGAACGTCGATGCATCACAGACGGGAAATCTATTAGGATTGCTCACGGCAAAGGCACAGGAAACCGGAATCTCTGTTGATACATTAGAGGGATATGTCCTCGACAACAACGCACAATTCAAAGAAATGGGATTGTCATTGCCTCAAGCAATCAATTTGATGGCTCAATTCGACGCAAACGGTGTTGATTCAACTCAAGCAATGGCGGGTCTAAAAAAAGCATTGCAGAACGCCACATCAGAGGGAAAATCAATGGACGAGGCGTTGTCAGATACTATCGGCAGCATCAAGAACGCAAAGACAGAGACCGAGGCGATGCAGATTGCAACGGAATTGTTTGGAAAAAAAGGTGCTGCGGAAATGACAAAGGCAATTCGTGAAAACAGAATTGACCTCACCAGTCTTTCGTCATCAATGGAGGAATACGGTTCAACAGTCGAGGACACATACAACGGAACACTCGACCCGATTGACAATGCAAAGGTTGCGATGAACAACGCAAAACTGGCGTTGTCGACACTGGCATCCACAGCACAGACATCCGCAGCACCTATGATTGAAAAATTGACCGGAAAGATTCAAGAGTTGACACAATGGTTCACGTCGCTCTCTCCGGCACAGCAAGAAACAGTTCTCAAAGTTGGTCTTGTGGTCGCTGCTATCGGTCCGTTGTCAATCGGATTCGGAAAAGTGGCAAAGGGAATCTCTGACACGGTAACGACCGGACAGAAATTTGTGTCCGGAGCTGCAAAGATAATTGCAAAGATTACGGCAAAGACAGCAGCCACGGCAGCAGGAACGGCAGCAGATACGGCAGGAACAGCAGCCACGGCAGCACATACGGCAGCTACAACAGCAGCCACGGCAACAACCGGAGGAATGACGGTGGCACAAACGGCACTCAATGCAGTTATGAACTTGTGTCCGATTATTTTAATTGTAACACTGATTGCCGGACTGATTGCAGCAGGTGTCGCACTATATAAAAATTGGGATAAGGTCAAAGAAAAACTGTCCGAATTGTGGGGCAACATCAAAGAAAAATTCAATGCAATCAAAGAGACTATCACGGGAGCATTCACGAAAGCGAAAGAGGCGGTCACGAATAAGGTCAAGGAAATCGGTGACAACATAAAAAATAGCACAATAGGACAAGCTGCATCGAAAGTATTCAACGGCGTAAAGGACACGGTTCACAATGTCATGTCGGCAGCGACCGAAACGGCAAAGGAAAAACTGGGGAACATGAAAACCGCCTATGAAGAAAACGGAGGCGGTATCAAGGGCGTTGTTGCTGCCGGATGGGAGGGAATCAAAGGATATTATTCAGCAGGATTCACATTCGTTGATAATTTATCCGGAGGGAAACTCTCTGAAATCAAATCAAAATTCTCTGAAAAGACATCGGAAATCAAAACAAAGGTTTCCGAGGGTTGGGAGAACATGAAAACCACTGTCACCACAAAAATGACGGAATGGAAAACCAACGCATCAAACAAACTGAATGAAATAAAGACGAATTTCTCAACAAAGGTTTCAGACATCAAGTCAAATGTTTCAACAGGTTGGGAGAACATGAAAACCACCGTCACCACAAAAATGACGGAATGGAAAAATAATACATCGAATAAATTGACAGAAATCAAATCCGGATTTTCCTCAAAGGTTTCGGAGATAAAAACGAAATGGTCGACGGATTTCACGAACATAAAGGACAAGGCAACCTCACTCATGGAGACAGCAAAGTCCAATGTTTCAACGAAACTCAATAATATGAAATCTGCATACAGTGAAAAAGGCGGGGGAATCAAGGGAATCGTGTCTGCTACGTTCACAGGCGTAAAGGACACAATGAACTCTCTCATGAGCACGGCGAACACTTTGACGGGCGGGAAGGCATATACTGCAGAGGTGGTCGACCTTGCGAAAGCGTCAGAGGAATACAAAGACATTCTCTCATACGGAATCGGAGACACGGTCACACTTGTGTCAAAGAAAACGAGGACGAGGGAAAAGCAGAGGATTGTCAAAATCACAGAATATCCGGAATCGCCGGAAAAGAACACGGTTGAGATTTCCAATGCGAGAAAGACATTCGCAGAGATTCAGAAAGAGGAGACGGCAGCAGCAACCGAGGAGGCAATCTCAATCGCAAACAATAACACGAAAAAGGTGTTGCGGGATGGATATTATACAAAAACAGATGTTGAATCACATATTACGGCAGCGAAAGACGAAATCAGTTTAGGCGTTTCACAGGTGTATGAAACAAAAAAGACTGTATCGGAAAAAGTCGCAGCAGCAGAGAAGAACGCTAATGCAGCGACCGACGAGAAGTTGACAGAGTATTCCACAACGGAGGAGATGAAATCGGCAATCGACATGAAAGCCGATGAAATCAATTTAGGAGTGTCAAAGACCTATGAGTCAAAGACCTCTGTGTCGGAGAAGATTACCGCAGCGAATAAGACGGCACAGGATGCAGCCAATGCAGCAGAGAAGAACGCTAATGCAGCGACCGACGAGAAGTTGACAGAGTATTCCACAACGGAAGAAATGAACTCTGCAATTAAAGTAAAAGCGGATGCGATTGAATCAACTGTTTCAAAAAAAGTCGGAAGTGACGAGATTATCTCAAAAATCAATCAGTCAGCAGAAAAAGTGTCGATAAATGCAGAAAAAATAAGTTTGAACGGAGCAGTGACGGCAAACTCAAATTTTAAAATTAACACAGACGGTTCGGCAGAAACAAAGGCGTTAAAAATCACAGGAGGTTCGCTGCTCATTGGAGGAAACTGTGAAATCACCAATGAGGGGAATGTGTTTGCGTTATCGCCGAAATTTTATTCCGGATTGTACATCAACAGTGATTTTAAAATGGGGACATTGTCACAACTCAATTACTCCATGCTACTGGGATATGTCGGGAAAAATATATTTGTCGGTGAAAGCGGTGGCACTCTATGGGGATATGGATTCACGGCGAATAATGATATATATGCGTATGGAGCTATCGGATGTTTAGGGAAGAAAACACGAATCATACACACCGATGACGGACGGAACATCGAAATGTACGCATATGAAACGGCATCCCCTACATTCGGAGACATGGGAACGGGAAAACTTGACGAGGACGGTCAATGCTATGTGTATCTTGATGATGATTTCCTGCTGACAGTAGAGAGAGACATGAAATATATTGTAATGCTAACCGCAAAGGGAGCAGGCGAATTATACGTTGAATCAACAAATGAAAAAGACGGTTATTTTGTAGTAAAAGGCACACCGAAACTTGAATTTTACTGGGAAGTAAAGACAAGACAAAAGGGAAACAGAGACACAAGGATTGAACAGTCTGATATAACGGAAAAAGAAGATATAACGGCAGAGGAGCAGGAAATGCTCAATGAGCAAATGAGAAATCAGATGATGTTACTGTATGAGATGGAAAAGGATGAAATCGAAGTGCAGGAAGAACAAAACCGAATAATTGAAAGAATGGAGGAATCAGAATGAGACGAGTTATCACAGGATTCAACGCCACAAATGCAGCACAGGGG